GGAAGTTTTACAAAGGCTGTGACACTTGCAGAGGGAACAAACAGCATTGTGGTGACTGCAAAGGACGGAGCCGGTCAGACGACAAGCATCACACTGAGCGTCAAGCTTGATACAACAGTGCCAGAATTAAAGGGAATCACACTTTCGCCAAATCCGGTAAGTACGAGTGCAAGTGTAGCTATCACGGTTGAGGTAAGCTGATGGCATCCGGAACGATCAGTTTTGAACTGTCAACAGACATCACTTATGTTGCCGGGACTGTAAATGGTGTTGAGACAGTTTTTATCCAGGATGAAGCATATCCGGTGAAGTGGCGTGCAACGGTAGATGTGGCAGAGGATAGCTTATACCATATATATCTTGAAATGTATGATGAGGCAGGAAATAAGAGTACCTACGAGAATACGATCGAGTATATTCTGCCGTGGTTTGTGTATGATCGTACACAGGCGGATGTAGACCGTGTACAGGAATTTCGGAATATAGGCTGGGAGAATATGACAGACGATGAAAAAACAGAGTGGATTAACGGCATGAAAGGGGCTTTTAATCTGTCTGATGTCAAGCGGAATGAAAACAACTGCTATGTCATTGCACAATTACTGAACATTTCTCTGGTCACTTGTAAGGATAATCTCCCAACATATCCGAATAAAACATATTTTGACAGTCTTTTAAAGAACGTCACAGCACTGAGGAATGCCGGTTATCGGTATGTAGAGACACCGGAAGTTCCACAGCAGCCGATTAACACGTACCAGAAAATCAATGATATTGAGAAAATATTACATGACATTTATGAAGTTTATAATTCAAACTTTGTCCATTACGCAGGTGAAGAAATCTATGCAGGACAGAGCATTGGATTACTTTTATAAGAAAGAGAGGATTTTATCATGGCATTTAGTTTGAAAACATGGGTGAATCGTATTTCCGAGTACCCGAACAGAAGAAAATTAACACATGAGGACGGCAGCACGGAACTTGTGACCGTAGCGAGAGCAGAGGGACAGATCTCAGCAGAGGGAAATGCATTTTCTGCGGAAGAGATGAATAATCTGGAGAACAGGATTAAGGGTGGGTTTGATGAGGTTAACCAGAGTTTAACTAATGTTAATAATTCAAAAAAAACGTATATCAAATTAGCACTACCAAATATTGCTGCTGACGCAAAAACTGTCTGCGATTATATAAATAAAAATTATTTGATGGGGCAAATAACTCCTATGTATTCGATTGAGTTTGATGTAGTTGCATCAAATGCAGACTTTTTTTCAGGAGTACTATCTACAGATTCAAATGTAGATATTAACTCCCGTACTGTTTGGGGGATTGTACAGCAACGTACCGCATCAGTAGAAAACAGTACTTTATATAAATACTTTGCAAGTGGAACAGGAGGTGCCAGTTCAGTAAGTGCTCTTGACCATGTGAAATCGTTTATTGACGTTAGCACAATTTTAAAAAGTAATACAACCATCGCCGCTGGTGCAACAGTAACTTATACAGCAACAAGAGATTGCTTTGTAAACGTGTCTGCATATGCACACGGAAGTGGTCAAAATACAAAAATATATATTAATAATGTACCCATTTTTAATCCTTACACTAATAATGGTGATAATGCTGGTCTTATGATTGTAGATAAAACTGTACCATTAAAAACAGGACAAACAATTAAAATTGAGAATGGCACATACACCGCTAGTTCTTATGCTATTTTTGCAGCATTTTAACTCTGGTTATGCGAAGTAAAATGGAACAAAAAAATTATTCTGAAATATTATAATTGAATTATACAAAAGAAAGGAAGATGATCCAATGGAGATGTTAAAAGAAACGTACACGATTGCTTTGCCTATCGTTCTGACAGCATTAATGGGATACATAGTGTGGATTTTGAAAAATCAGAAGTCAGACAGAGATGCGAATAGCAGAGGAACGATGCTTTTGCTTCGAGTACAACTGATCGAGTACCATGATAAATACATGGCTCTCAAAGAAATTCCATCCTATGCCTACCAAAATTTTATGGAAATGTACAATGCCTATCATGCGTTGGGCGGAAATGGAATGGTCACAAAGATGAAAAACGAGATTGAAGAGCTTCATCTGAAGCAGAAAGAGAGGATTTAAACATGACAGATTTAGGATTTTTGACAGAATTTATGGTGCCGGTGATCGTAGGCATTTGCCTTTGTATAGGCTATGTCGTGAAGAAATGGATAAAGGATGTGGACAACAAGTATATTCCTACCATTTGTGCGGTATTAGGTGTGCTTTTAGCCATTTGGATCAACGGATGGACAATCACAGCATCTATCTTATTAAGTGGCTTATTCAGCGGTTTAGCAAGCACAGGACTGCACCAGTTATTTAAGCAGTATATTGAAAAGAAGGAGGAATAAAAGAATGGTTATTAACGTACATGCCGGACACAACCCGGACGGAAAAGTAGCGTGCGGAGCTATCGGAATCATCCGGGAATCAACAGAAGCGAGAAATGTTAAGAATGAGGTTATCAGACAGTTAAAAGGTCTCGGGCATACCGTGTATGACTGTACGGTTGACAATGGCACAAGTGCAAATAATGTGCTTTGCAACATCGTAGGTAAATGCAATTCTCATGCGGCTGATCTTGATGTATCTATCCACTTTAATGCAGGTGCGAAGGATATGTCTGGAAACGGACGGACAACAGGTGTAGAAGCATATATTTATAGTGATAATAGCAAAGCAAAACCATTTGCAGAGAAAATTGTGAAAGCAATTGCAGCACTTGGATTTAAAAATCGTGGTGTGAAGATTAACAAAAAGCTTTACGTGCTCAATCACACAAAAGCACCTGCGATGCTGATTGAATGTTGCTTCGTGGATGATAAAGACGATGTAGCACTGTATGACTTTAAGAGCATGGCAAGTGCAATTGTTTACGGAATTACCGGACAGCAGTACATTGAACCATCCAATAACACATCTGATGACGATGCTGCAACTTCTGGATCAGAGACAAGTGTAGGTGATAAAGATTCTATTTATCGTGTACAGGTCGGAGCGTATCGCAATAAAGCAAATGCTATTGCCTTGCAGGAAAAATTGAAAGCAGCAGGATTTGACTCTGCGATTGTAAAAGCGTAAAATAAATGGCGGTTAGAATTTCTAATCGCCATTTTTAATAGACTTGTACTAATTAATGTTAACCGCTAGGAAATAGTTATTTAGTACAAGCCCTAGATATAAAATATAAAGCCAGTAATTTCAAAGGCTTCATTCAAATAAATTTCTTTTATTATTCTATGCCAAAATTCTTGTTTTCCTTTTTGATCTAGTTGTTCGTAAAGTTCTTTCCAGTCTTCCGGGATCTGCTTCTTAAATTCCTCAATCCTTACAACTTTGTTGTTTGACAACTCCTCAGTTATGGAATTTATTTTTTCTGATAAGACACTGTATTTCTTTTCGTATTCTGGGATATCAATTCTTCCTTTTTCAAAAAGGTAATTCAGTCTGTCACGCTCCCCTATTGCATCATTAAGTTTCTTATTCAAATTGCGCTTTGGTTTACCTGCTTCTTTTTTTACATCAAATTCAAGATTTTTTAATGCTGCATCAAGATTTTCAAGAAGATATTTTTCTGTTTTTGCTTCTGATACTAATTTTGTTTTGTGCAATTTCTCATTTCCACCGAACCAGCATCTTTGATATTGCCGGTGCTTTTTGGTCTTCCTGTCTATGCTGTAAAAACTTGCCATTTTCCTGCCACATATAGGACAGCGGAATAACCCACTGAATAAATATATATGACCGGACGGAGCATATTTTATCTGATTGATACTTCTTATTTCTTCCATTTGGTCTTTAGTGAAATAAGGCTCACAGAAATGGTCATTCTCCCTTACTTTTCCAATATACAGATCTGATTTAATCATTGTGTCTAATTTGTGTCTGGTAAAATCCGGGATAAAGTTTTCACGAACCCACAGAACGGTGCCACGCTTGCTTTTGGTTGCTAATAAATAATCAAATATAGCCCTTGTCTGTTCCTCATTATCATGTACGACTTTCTTTATGCCATCTATTTTCTCTATTTTGAATCCTATAGGCACTCTTCCAGTGTAGGCTTTCCCTTCACGGATTTTATAAGCTGCGGTGTCTTTGTATCGCTCAGATATAACCGCCCATTCTAATTCTGCCATGTTTGCCATCTGGTACATGAAGTTCTTTCCGTATGGCGTGGAAGTATCGATCTGCTGACTCACTGATATCAAGTTGCATCCTGCGCTTTCCATGTCGTGATAGAGGTTACAGAAATCTCGCATATTTCTTGCTATACGATCGTACCTCATAATAACAACTGCATTGATTCTTCCGGCCCTGACATCATCCATCATGCGCTGAAAGTCCTTTCTTTTTGCAGTGCTATGCCCTGTGATTGCATAATCGCCAGAATAAACGATTATATTTGCATCATGGTAAGTTTTATTAATGTACTTTCTACAATCGCCTATTTGCTGTTCCATTGATTCTGAATTATCATCTTTTTTTGATTTCCTTGGATAAATTGCTATGTTCATTTTTAACTCCCTTTAAAAAAAGTCCCTCATTTGCTAGAGGGACTGTATACTATTCTATTTCTATAATATCTGCCGAGTATCCAATAACTTCTCCAACGCTTTTAATATGAACTTTTAGCGTTATAGTATCGTCTTTGGACATTTCCATTACCTTTGCTTTTACATCATCATCTTTTATATAGCATTGGACACCAACAATTGCAAATTTGTCTGTCTGAGAGAATACCCCGATATACTTACCGTTGCTGTCAATAACATCTAATCGACCAGTAATTTCTAAGTATTTGTCATTGTAAGTATCTTCTGCTTTCATTGAATTGTTTTTCAAATCATCCATCATGGTGCTTACATCAACCGCAGTATATTCAATTTCTGGCTCTGATTCGGTCTCAACTTCCTTTACCTCTGGTGTCGAATTTTGAGTTTCGTTTGTGCTTGATGATTGTGAAGTGGTAGTAGTTTCTGAATTGTCGGAATTTCCACCAGAAGCAGAACCGATAGCTGCAAGAACCAGGATCACAATTAAAACAATCGCCCATTTCGGTAAACCTTGTTTCTTTTTGCATACTGGACATATCTTTGCTTTCTTAGGAATCTCCGATTGACAGTGTTTACATACTTTAGTATCTTTTGATTCGTTCATGATTTTGAACTCCCCTTTCTTTTGATACTACAATTATAAAGCAAAATGATTATAAAACAATACATTTTTGTCATTTTTTTATGACATTTTTTTGCAAAATGAAAGTTTAGGATAAAAACAAATGGATGCGTTATTGACTTTTCGAACATACGTTCGTATACTTTATGTATCAAATAGAAAGGTGGTATTGTATATGGGAGAGATTAAAGAGAAAATAATAGAATTAATAGAGAAGTGCATGGACGAGGATGATCTCCGAACCATATATGCATTTATAAAGAGGTTTTTGAGATAAAATAAAAAGACAAGGGTTTGCGCATTGCCCTTGTCTTTCTTTTTACTTCTTCACAAACATTTCTGCCATCTTCTGGATTGTGTTCCATTCGTCTTCATCCAGTTGTGATATAGCGGTTATGAATTTGTACCGCTGGTCGTCTTCCCCGGCTTTCAGAACATCTGCAAGAAATTCAGCTATCTTTTCATTCTCTGTCTTTTGAATGAACATTTCGCCTTTTCCGGTCTCGAGCCATTCCTTATTAACATCAAACAATCGACAAATAAGTTTGATCGACTGGGTTGATAGATTTCTTTGACCAGTTTCTACTAAAGATATGAAATTTTTAGTTAAACCAATTTCTTTAGCAAACTTTTCTTGTGACATTCCAAGCGATTTTCTCAACTGTTTTATTTGCTCATCCACTTATTATCACCTCCCACTAGTATAATAATACAAAAATCACACAATGTCAAACAAAAATATTAAAAAATGTTTGACAATACAAACTACGTATGATATTATAATCACACAAGGTAATACAAACACGAAAGGAAGTGAGCAGATGAACGAAGAAAAGGAAAAGGCCCTTGCAAGATTAGCTGAAACAGTATCACAGCTGGACAAAGTGAGCTTCAACTACATTCTCGGTGTTGCGGATGGTATGGCAATCTCAAAGAAACAGGCGGAACTTGACAAGCAGATTGCCATGTGTGGGAGCGTTAAATAATGAGAAAGGAGATTCCTATGAACAAAGCAGACATGGAAATTACACCAGAGAGGAAAGCCAAGATTATGGACATTCTGTTAGAGATTTACGAAAGACAGGAAGGAATTAAGCTTGTAGTTAAGTACAAGGCATCATGAAAAATGTAGCAAAAGTTTTTATATCTATTGGATGAGAGGTAGAGAAGAAATGGGAAATTTTGAAGAAATTCTGGCAGGAGTGCCGCAGGAAATAAAAACGTTAGAAGTTGATACCGAAAAGAAAGTTTTCAAGCTAAATGGTGTCGATTTCGGAGATGGCTGTGATTATTTTTCGATATCGTGTACTGGCGGAGAGGGTTTTAAAATTCGCATGGAACTTTCAAAGCGCATTATCTGTGCCAACTATAGATTAGATAACGCACTGAAAGAACCACCCGCTGTTCGAATCAAGAAATAAACTGGGAGATAAAGGAAGCCAATTCTTTAATGTTGTTTTTAAACCTGTTTTCCATGTATTCAATACTGGATATGTGTGGAAAGGAGATGAAGAATGAAACAGATCGGTAAAGTTTTTATAGCGGTAGGGCTTGGAATCCTGTTTCTTGGTGGAATGCTCGATGCGGATGGAATGTATTATGTTTTTCTGCTGATCGAAATGGCACTCGGTGCGGTGATTGCACTTATTGGAGTTGTGATCTTGGATGTTGAGAAACGCCGGGAAGAAAAGCGGAAAGCATACTTTTACATGATCCGCCGGAAAGACAAGCTTGACGCTGATGTTGAGTTCCTTGGGGAATTTGATGACAAAAAAATAGCACCCTGAATGTTTTGGCGAACGCAGGTGCTATTTAAACGTAGGAATACAAAAGTATTTCTGCGTTTATTGTAACACATAGTTAAATTTTTGGAAAGCGTGATTTTGTGATTTACAGAAAATGCAGAATCTGTGGATGCAGTTTAGATCCCGGCGAAGGAAACATGTGTGAAGAATGCCGGGACGAACAGTACATGAATCAACAGCGTGAGAAAGCGGTCAGATGCATGGTTTTATCTACAGATTTTAGACAGATGGAAATGGAGGAATTTTTAAATGGCAGCGCCTAGTTTGACATGGAAGGATTTAGGAATACTCAAGGATGCACTGGCAGAATTTGAAAGAACACTGGAAGATTTAGGCATAGAAGCCGGTGAAGTCTCATGGCATACCGACGGAAGTATTCATGGTGAATTTGTGTATGGCACAAGGAAGCTGATTACCGACACAGACGATGATGGGGAGGGATTTTCTCACAGATATGAATGATTACATACCGGACAGCCTCGATATGCTCGAAGAGTACGAGAGGGACAGAGAACGCCGCCACAGATTATATGAGAAACAAGCCAGACGTGAAGAGATGGCAGATATTGAATCAGAGGAAGAGAGGATAAAAGAAAGATGGAAGAATTTGAAAATTTAATTGTGGAAAAACTTATGTCCACTGAAAGAGATGGAATGAAAGATTTAATTGCAGCCATGAAAAATGATGGATTTTTTGCGGCTCCGTGTTCGGGTTCTAACCATTTGGCAAAAGAGGGCGGTTTAGCAGAACATAGTTGGAATGTCCTCGGAATCATGCAGGATATGTCATTTTTATTGGCGGAAGGATCGGAAGTTTTACCGGATGAAACACAGAATGCCATTATCATTTGTGCTTTGCTGCATGATCTTGGAAAGATGGGAGATTATGGAAAACCAAACTATGTACCTAATATGATCAAGAGCCGGAAAAAGGATGAAAATGGAGAATATCCATTGGTACAGTCAGAAGCAAAACCATATGAGATAAATAAAGAACTTCTGTATATTCCACATGAAGTGAGAAGTATTGCAATTGCTGAAAGATACATCAAGCTTACAGAGGAAGAAGAGCAGGCTATCCTTTGGCATAATGGACTGTATGGATCGTTTAAATATGATATTTCCGGTAAAGAAACGCCATTGTATCTGTTGTTACATTTTGCTGACATGTGGGCAAGCAGAATTGTGGAGGAGAAATAATGGAATTTAGAGCTTTAACAGAAAAAGAGATTGATGCCAGAGTGGCGACCGTAAATGAGAAAGGTTGCAGCCTTTTACTTTATAAAGATGCCAGATGTGATATGCGCATTCTGGACGAATCTGTAGGACCAGAGAGATGGCAGAGAAAACATGAGTTAATTAATGGAAATCTCTTTTGCAATGTAGGTATTAATTTTCCGGCAGAAGACGGCGATCATTGGGTATGGAAGCAGGATGTAGGAACTGAATCATATACGGAAAAAGAAAAAGGACAGGCATCGGATTCTTTCAAGCGTGCTTGCTTTAACTGGGGAATTGGAAGAGAACTTTACACTGCACCATATATATGGATTCCTGCAAAGGATGTTGCACTTATACAAAAAAATAATAAGTGGAGCACATACGATAAGTTCAAGGTTGAACAAATTATTATTAAAGATGGTGAGATCGTTGCATTATCCATTAGAAATGAATCGTTGAAACGCAGAGTATTTCTTTATGATGTCAGAAAAAAGGATGTTGATAACTAATGCACGCACTTGTAAAGATTAACCAATACCGAGAGCAGAAAGACGGAACAGACTTGGTTGTATCTGTTCCAGATCTGAAGCTTGGGGACATGTTCCAAAGAAAGAAAATTAGAAATGCCGAGATCAGGTTTGATGATGGTAGGCACATATCAGCAGAGCAGAGAAAAAAGGCATACGCCACCATCAGAGATATTGCGGACTGGACAGGATATCTTCCGGAAGAAATGAAAGAAATATTGAAGTATCAGCATATGATGCGTACCGGTGATGCGTATTTCAGTCTTTCCAACTGTTCTATGGACACAGCGAGGGAATTTATCAACACGATACTGGAATTTGCTCTAGAGAACGGAATACCGCTTTCTGACAATGCAATAGAACGTACAGATGACATAGGAAGATATCTTTACTACTGCCTGTTACACAAAAAATGTGCAATCTGCGGAAAAGATGGAGAGATTCATCATGAGGATGCAATCGGAATGGGTAATGACAGGACAAAAGTAGATGATTCCAGTTATAAAAAAATCTGTTTGTGCAGAGAACACCATACACTGGCACACAGCCTTGGAGTGATCCGGTTCAGAGAGATGTATAAGGTCTATGGAATTGTTGTAAAGGATTTATAGGGTTGAAACACCTTGCCAAATGGCAGAAAGAAACCTATTCATGCAGAAAATAATATATCACGAATTATTGGAAGCTGGTTATTATCTCCGGGGTTAGTCCCGGAGAAGAAGGGTGCGTGAGATTGGAATACTTACTAATCATTCCAGGGAGACTGGATAATCTGAATGATTTCATCCGTGCGGATAAGGCAAGCAGATATAAAGGCGGAGAGATGAAAAAGCAGAATGAAGCTATTGTTTCTGTGTACATCAGAAAGTGCCTGAGAGACGTAAATATCAATAAAAAAGTATTTATGGAATATCTGTGGGTGGAAAAGAATAAAAGGCGTGATTTGGACAATATATCGTCATTCGGCAGAAAAGTGATCCAGGATGCATTAGTTAACTGCCATGTATTAAAAAATGATGGCTGGGAGCAGATCTGTGGATTCTCTGATGAATTTCGTATAGATGCTGAAAATCCACGGATTGAAGTTCGGATTCGGGAGGTGGAAACTTGAACTATTTAGCTGAGATAAAAGCATTTTACGACAGGCTCGAACTAAACCCGCAGCCCAACACTGCAATCGCCTTATGGCATGCGTTAATGTCCATAGCGAATAAAGCAGGGTGGCCAGATACGTTTACGGTAGCCTCGTCAGTCCTTGGACTTCGGTCTGGATTAAATGCATCAGCATTAAAGAGAGCGAGAAACAAACTTGCTACAGATGGGTTCATCGAATGGAAATCGCGCGGTGGTAATCTTGCGGCACAATATAAAATAAATAGTCTTGTGGTTCAAAATTACAGTAAAAATGAACCACAAGATGAACCACAAAGTGAACTGCAAATTGCACCACAGTTTGAACCACAAAGTGAACCTATTAATAAACAAAGACATAAACATAAACAAAATACACCCCCTATATCCCCCGTGGAACGGTATGCAGAGTTTGCCGCGGCCTATCCGAAACGGTGTACTGGTTGTCTTGCTGAAACAGAATACTGCAATGCGGTACTGGCTGGTGTACCGGAAGATGATCTGGTATTGGCCGCACAGAATTATGCAGATATATGCAGACGGGAGAAAACAGCAGAGCGGTATATTAAAAAGCCGGAGAACTTTTTACGAGAGAACTTGTTTATGCAGTACCTGAAAGGAGAGAACGATGGATCAGTTGGAAGAGATACTGGAACGCATGAAAAATCACTCAACGAACTCATGCAGGAACGCGGAGACACCGGAGACTTCCAAGGATTCTGATGTGTGTCCAATTTGCGAAGGTCGGGAGTGGATCTTGAAAATAAAAGACGGAGTTGAAATAGCAGTACCGTGTAAATGCCGTAAGAAAGCGGTCATGTCAAGGCGGTTGCGATTCGCAGATATACCGGAGGCATTCCGTGGGATGGATCTGAGATCGTTTCGAATGGATGTGTACAGGAAGCAGGAAAGTAAAAAGATGGTGTCAGATGCCTGTAAAATCATAAAAACCTATCTGGATGATTTTGAGAGCCAGAAGGAAAGAGGCATGGGACTGTATATCTGGTCGAGGACAAAGGGAAGCGGTAAGACGAGGATCGCTGCCGGGATTGCAAATGAGCTGATGAAAAGATACACAGTCAAATTTGCAGTATCACTGACCATCCTGCAGGAAATTAAGAATACATGGCGCAGGGATGCAGCAGGCAATGAAAGCCAGCTTTTAGATGCACTTTCCACAACGGATATTTTAATCATTGATGATTTTGGTGTGGAAGCACCGGCGGCATGGATCAACGACAAAATGTATCAGATCATCAACGAGCGGTACATAAACCAGAAGGTAACGATTTTCACGAGTAATGATCCGCTGGACAAACTATCCTACGATGACCGGATCACGAACCGGATCAAGGAGCGGACATATCAGATCGCATTTCCAGAAGAATCAGTCAGGGATCATATCGCAGAGCGGATGCAGGAGGAAATCATTGAAAAGATGATGGCGGGTGGAAATATAAAATAAAAAATACAAGGAAGGTGAACGAATGCATAAAGTACAGCAGAGACAGAGGTTAATTCCGTCGAGTGTTTATAAGCAGGAATTAGCAAAATGCCAGTTAGGAGATAATGTCGCGAATCACATGGGATATATTTTTACAGCCATTTTGTATGACAAGTTTGATATGACGTTTAAGCAGGTCACGAATTTTTATAGCAAAACCGTTGAGCGTCGGAAATCTTGGCAGGACGATGATGACGAAACGGTAACGAGCGAGAGCATGATGGCATATTGCCGTAAAAAGAAAATTGATGTGGTCAAGTGGGTAAAATCAATCCCAATGTCAAAAAAATTGTATATGGCAGATATAAAAAATGGACGGGCAGTGCTTGGCGCAGATCGGAATATCGAGAGCGCGCTTGCCTCCACAATGTATCTGACAATTCCGACATTAAAAGATTCTTACCGTTTCTCAAATGCCAAAATCGAAGAATTTATGAATTGGGTTGCCTATTACATTGATTCCTATTGGCGCAAGCAGCCAAAGAGTAAGGAACACTATCTGACGGATGAGATTATTCGGAATCAGTTTATTGAGGATGAAAATTGGGATATTGTAACAGGAAAAGCGGTGAAATAAGGATTATTAACATGGGAGAAATGACAAAGACAAGCGTAAAATACTGCCGGAAATGTAAATATTCGTACAATCACAGCCAGACAGAGATTATGTGTGGATATTATTCAAAGACCGGATTAAGGCGTGGATGCCCGATTGGGATGTGCGACAAGTTTGAGAAGAAAGGCAGAAAGAGAAAGGTGAAGTTGAAATGACGGATGAAACCAAGCAGGAGATAGGAGCGGTAGTGACGCTGTTAAAAAATACACTGGTAAGCAATGGTGTAAGCATAGCACTTGAAAAAAAAGACGATGGATGCATTATGTTTTTTGATACCGCAGAGTATTGTCGCACCGGTAAATATAAAGGGGTATCTGTTAAAATAACGGATTTAGTGAGGTAGAAATATGATTTTTTTAAATTCAGTAGAATTGATGAGTTTTTTAAATGACGTGTTATATGACAAACTCAGAGAAAAACCGCCAGAAGATATAAGAGTAGAGATCGCTACATATGGTTTATCATTTTCTGACAAAAAATTTAAAAATTGTTTAGGAGAGCTTAAAACGCGAGAATCTATGGTATTGAATTTTCTGAACACCTTAATGGATACCAATACAGATATGGTTGTAGGAATGCCGCCGATGAAAAAATATAACAATTCATATTATGGAGAGACGGCGATCGATAGAAAAAAAAGATTAGAAGAAATGGAAGATATCATGGGTACTTATCGTATAAATGTCTATCCGGTAGAAGAGTCGCATTTTAAATTTTACAGGATCGATGATATCTATATCACCGGAGGAATCAATTTGACGGATTCGACTTGGAACGATGCCGCTGTTTTGATCGAAAAAGAAGGGGACAAGGAACAATTAGAGTGGTATTTTCAGCAGATTTTAGATAGAGCCAAGGCTGAATGTAGAAAGAGAGGGATAGCATGGACCGCATAGAAGAAATGATACAGAACCTTGAACTGCTAAGAATGCATTTTGGCGATATCACAAAAACTTGTATGGCAAATGGAATCATAGATAGCACCATAAAAGCCATTGAAAAACTTGCTGCCTATGAGAATGCCGAGAAACATGGATTGCCGGAGTGTTATGAAGCAGATGAGAAAGACACACATGCAAAAAAGCCACAGACCAATGCAGACCGGATCAGGAGCATGACGGATGAGGAGTTGGCAGAAATGCTGTCTACTGTGAGCCAGCATTGCGTAGTGTATTTATCAGACAAAATAAATTGCAGACATAGTAATTGTGATACAGGTTGCAAAAATAATATCAAGAAATGGTTGCAGAAAGAAATGGAGGAAGAGGATGGAAGATAGATATTTATTCCGCGGAAAGTGCATTGATGACGGAGAATGGATGTCTGGTAGTTATTATGAACTTGCAGGAAGACCGCTTATTTTTAAACCGGTTTTCGCAAGTAAAAAAGCTGTTTACGAGATAGACCCATCAACTATTTGCCAGTGCACAGGACTTAATGATAAAAGCGGCAGACGGATTTTTGAGAATGATATTCTTTCAGGGCATATCGACGTTGAGTTTCCAGAAGATGAGACGAGAAAGCGTGTCGTGTGGCATGAAAACGGATGGTGTACGAATGAGCCGGGCTGTGATTACTACGAGGAACTGGGTGATTTTGATTCAGAGAATTTTGAAGTGATCGGCAACATGATTGATAACCCGGAACTGTTGGAGGTGTGACTATGACAATTGATGAAGCTATATCACACGCAAGAGAAGTGGCTGAATGCCAAAAGATGTCAGCAAGACTAATCGAAGATAATGCGTATATTCCAGAATCGGTTGATAAAGAAGCCATTACATATGGCAATACTATATGTGCAAAAGAACATGAGCAACTTGCTGAATGGTTGGAAGAACTGAAGCAGTACCGCGCAATCGGCACGGTGGAAGAATGCCGGGCGGCGATGGAGAAACAGACAGCGAAGCGACCGAGAATTATAGTAAACGCAATGATTTGTCCATCATGCCCGAGATGCTTTAAAAGTGATAATTCAACCTATTGCCCAAGTTGTGGTCAAAAGTTGAAATGGGAGGATGAAGAATGAGTGAAAGCCTTAAGCCATGCCCGTTCTGTGGCGGAAAAGCAATGTTCTTAACCATTAGAAATAAGCCATTACATTCGGATGTTGGGGTAATGTTCAAAATCAAATGTATGAAATGCGGAACAGAACTTCCAAAAAGCTATGAATGTGAGATGTACATGGATCAGGACGGAGGCATCAGAACAGGGAGAGACGAGCGTGCGAAAGCAACTACAGATTGGAACAGGAGGGCGAACGATGGGAAGACTGATTGATGCGGAGACATTAAAGCAAGAATTATATCAACAATGGTTTATGGATATTCTTCTTACACAGAAACGTAGTGATGATATGTTCTATGCGTTAGCGCAGAAGATTGATGCACAGCCGATCGCCTATGACCCGGACAAGGTCGTGGAACAGTTGGAAGAAGTTGAAAAAATAATGACATCACCAGTGAACAAAGATTGTTTTGGAGAAGAGTGTAAAGCATCGGACTGCATGGTATGCCTTATTAGTAAAGCAATCGAGATTGTGAAAGGAGGTGGAGTAGATGGCTAAAGCAGTATTAATTATGGATTTGCCGGAATCGTGCAGTAAATGTAAATTTCTGTATGAATTTCAAGGGATAAAAAAAAGCCAGCTTATGAATGTGTTAAACAATGGTGCTTCGAAATTATCACAAAGCACATTCACACAGAAACGGCATGATCTGTGTCCGCTTCGGGAACTGCCGGAGAAGATGAAAGTATGCGGAAAATATCCACAGCCGGACGGTATTACACCGTCATATAAAGTTGGTTGGAATGCCTGTTTAGATAAAATTTTAAAAGGATGTGATGAAAAATGAGCAATACAGAAATAACAGCATTGGAGACAATCAGAAAAGAAATACAGAAGCTAAGAGATAAATATCAGACCAAAGCAGAAAAAGAACGTGAAAAGGTTAATGAGATTTTCGTGACGATCAAAGGCGAAAAGTGTTATTCAAATGATGACATCTTCGGCTGGTACGAAGCTGGATATATCAATTCCAGACAGTACGATAAATACCGGGACAAGCTGGAAGCGAAAAAGAATGCCGCCGAAGAGGTTGATAATAAGACGAAAAGCGAAATGATTGTAAAAATTTTATCTACCATGAGCAGGAATTTAAACGCAGAAATCGCAACGATCAAAGAGGAAGAAAACGAAAAGGAAGAAAGTGAGGATTAAATTTTATGAACAAAAGGGATGTTTTAGAAATTAAAAGAAGATTTAAAAAGGAAGCCTGTACATTCACTCGTATGTGCGGCTGCTATGTAGACGCTGACCATAATAAGATCACAAAAATCGGGGAGACATTTTTGAATCTGGATGATGCAGAGTATTTTAAATATCTTGACATTGCGAAAAAGACATTGTCAGGAAAACTTGGCAACAACCTTTTAGAACTGGAATTTCCGCTTGCAGAGGAAGAAACAGGAGGAAGACAGCAGTTCTTAATGGGACTGCGCGAAAGCAAACTGAAAAATGATGATCTGCTTGATACTTTTTACGACATGATCATTGACAGCTACGATTACGTTGGAAATTATCTGATCCTAATTTTTCACGATGCCTATGATGTCATGACCAAAACTTCAGACAATGACAAGCTGGATGAATCCGAGGAGGTTTATGAGTATCTGCTGTGCGCAATCTGTCCGGTGAATCTGACAAAGCCGGGGCTTGGTTACCGTGAGGACGAAAACCGCATCGAATCACGAATCAGAGACTGGGTTGTCGGGATGCCAGATACAGGCTTTATTTTCCCGGCATTTACAGACCGAAGCACAGACATCCATTCCGTTATGTTTTACACAAAAGACACCAGAACCCCACACCGGGAGTTTATGACCGCTGGACTTGGTTGTGAGGAAAAGCAGACATCAACAGAAAAGAAGATTACATTTCAGAAAATCATAAATGATGTCATAGGAGATGATGACGATGGACACCTTGCCGCCTCAGATGCAGTCCACAATTTACTGAATGACGTTTTGGTTGAAAATCGGAATGAAGATCCAGACGAGGAAGCAATTGGTGTCGAGCTTACGAAGGACATTGTTAAAAATTGTCTGGATGAGATAGGGCTCGACGATAAGAGTAGAAACGTGTTTATCGAAGCCTGTGAAGAAATGCTTCCGGAGCACACGCTTGTCGATGAAGTCGTAGACGAAAAGGCAGTTGCAAGAGCAAATAGAAGAAAGCTTGTTTTCGAAATGAAAGAACTGTTAATCGCAGCCGCAAACAGATTGCAGGATGTGTATTCAGACGACAGTGGACTCGTGGAAGACATCAGAAAAATGGTTTAAGAAAATTAGAAAGGAGCAGGAACCTATCCGGATAAAAGGCGCGCCGGGTTCCTTTCAAAAAAATGATTAACGGAGAATTGATAGTGGACAACTTCGCAGGTGGTGGAGGAGCTTCCACAGGAATAGAATTGGCAACAGGATATAGTGTTGATATTGCGATCAATCATGATCCGGAAGCTATCCGCATGCATAAAGTTAACCACCCGAACACTGAACATTACTGCGAAAATGTATGGGCTGTTGATCCGGTCAAAGCATGCAATGGGCACCCGGTTGGACTTGCCTGGTTTTCGCCGGATTGTAAGCATTTCAGTAAGGCAAAAGGCGGAAAGCCAAAAGATAAAAACATTAGAGGTCTTGCATGGGTAGCCTTAAGATGGGCTGGACTTGTAAGACCGAGAGTAATTATGCTGGAGAATGTGGAAGAATTTAAAACCTGGGGACCGTTAAACAGGCGGCATCATCCAATTAAGAGTAAACAGGGCAGGACTTTTGAAAAATTTGTGCAACAGCTTACTGATCTAGGATATGAGGTGCAGTTCAAGGAGTTGGTAGCGGCAGATTATGGAGCGCCAACCATGCGTAAGAGATTTTTCATGATCGCAAGGTGCGATGGCAAGCCGATTGTATGGCCGGAGCCGACACACGGACCGGCAGACAGCGAAGCGGTAAAAGCCGGACTGCTAAAACCTTACGTTGGAGCATACACGCAGATTGATTTCAGCCGACCGTGTCCGAGCATTTTTGATACATCCGAGGAAATCAAAGAAAAGTATGGAATCCGGGCAGTAAGACCACTGGCACAAAAGACGATGGACAGGATAGCCAGAGGATTAAAAAAATTCGTTTTGGATAATCCAGAGCCTTTTATCATTCAGTGTAATCATGGCGGTGAGCGTAGACCGAACGACATCAGAGAGCCGATGCCGACTATCACCGGAAAGCACGGATATGGGATTGTAGAGCCATATATGGTGCAGATCGGGCAGACTGGATTTACAAAAGACCGAAGCAAGGATGTTAGAGAGCCGCTTACAACGATCGTGAGCAAAAACGAGCATTGTCTTATCAGTCCTACATTGATTCAGTACCATTCTGAAACTTCAAAGGATGGAGTAAGAGGACAAACTATAGAAGACCCAATCATGACAGTTGACAGCTCAAACAGATATGGACTGGTCACATCGTTTCTGCATAAGTACTATGACGGAGGATATAAGGGTGCTGGGGAAACAGTAGAAAATCCGCTTCCGACAGTGACCGCATGGGATCATAACAGCGTTGTTACAGCGAATCTGATTCAGATGAATAATCACTGTGATGGTAAAGATATCAGACAGCCATTACCAACGATCACAGCTGGTGACGGACACTTTGGAGAGGTTAGAGCGTTTCTAATCAAATATTATGGAGATGCCACAGGGCAAGACATCGAAAAGCCACTTGATACAGTTACAACCAAGGATAGATTTGGATTGGTGACGATCGAGGGTGTAGATTATCAGATTGTAGATATCGGACTGCGGATGTTAGAGCCAAGAGAGCTGTATGGCTGCCAGGGATTCCCAGATGACTACATAATTGATCATGACTACACCGGAAAGACGTATCCGAGAAGTGAACAGGTCAGAAGATGCGGCAATGCAGTGTGTCCGCCGATTCCGGCTGCACTGGTCAGAGCAAATTTACCGGAATTGTGCGTTGCTGAACGGATGCCGAATATGCAGATCGAAGCAGATCAGACCGGTCAACTTAGATTTGCTTAATTCAGAGTTGGAATTGAGTTAAAACAAGAATTAATACAAGATATGTGAGTTAAATTAGAATTAGTGGAGGTAACAACATGAAAATTCCAAAGAAAATTCAGAATATCATCGACAGACGAGAAAGGTTACAATGGAGTTGCTGGATGTGTGTGAGAAATTGGATTCATGGCTTGAAAAAAATGGTGCAGACTTAACTGACTCTGATATTGCAGACAGCACTATTAGCGGTTGCATGATTTATTGTGAGCCTGAAAATGCAAAAACTGCTGTGGAAGAATATATTAGGAATTGCATGTAAAGTTAGAATTTAATGGAGAAATTATATGAGTAAATTTGAAAAGCAAAAACAACCATGTTGTATATGTAAGGGGCATAAAGCCAATGAACCATTTGAAATTAGAGATGATTTTGGTGTCTTATATAAAACATCGCATATCTCTAACTGTCCTTATTGTGGCAGATTTTTAACAGAAAATTATAGCTAAACTGAGCTATTTCCAAAATGGAAACAGCTGAAAATTAGAATTTTGTGGAGGTGCCGTATGCAAAAATATAAATGTATTAAAGAGTTTTATTTACCAAAATACGATGAAAATGAATGCCCTACAGATGAATATGCGACAATTCATGAGGGTAGCGTGTATGAGTATACAGATGGATATGTTGGCGAATCTGATATACGCCTTTTGGAAAACGGTGATGATGACTTCGGTTATATTGATATTACCTATAAAACATTGGAAGAGTATTTTGAGAGAATTGATTAAACTTAGAATTTAGAGGAGAAATACATGGGAGACATAAAGGAGACAATTAAAAATAATGCTTACTTAAATAGTTGTGATTGCCCGGTGTGCGGAAAACATATTCCGAGAGGATATGAAGAAAGAACGTTTTTCTGTGAACGATGCGGAACGCATTTACATCAAAGAGCATTCACTGGAAAAGAAGTGGAAGTAGCCATTTTTGATAAAGAGATGGATGAGTACGAAGACAATTAGAAATGGATGAGGTTTGATATGAAAAAATTGAAACGACTATGTATATATCCCAATAAGGATACTGAACCAAAGATGCACATGCTATATGAATGTCATGGAAAAAGTGGAACGACTGATTCTACTGTGTTATGGTTTCTCGAACCACCAGTAAAAGGAATGTCGGTATATGGCATAGATATGAATAGTCATTATTCCCCATACATGTCAGGACATTCATTTCGATACGCACCTTTCAGTTCATATATCATTGATGATATTTATAGTAACGGATATGTTATTTGTCACTTAAACTGAACTTTAACGGAGGTATTGAAAACATGGATAAAACAACATTGCATTTTTTCACTGCAATAAAAAACGGTGAAGTAAAACATATAGGAAAAAGCATTATCATACAGCCGGAAGTAAAGTTTGGCGGTGGCACGATAAAATGGTTTGACGACAAGCAGTTAGTGAAAAATAAAAGAGAGGAGACATGTTAAAAAGAGAATATAAAAGAAGAGAACCGACAAATCAGGAAAGAATATTTTTGAAGTCGAGAGGACTTATACCGGACAGCTGGCTAATAATTTACGAAAATAAAAGTGAATTAGTGGTTGTTAGCAGAAGGAGATCATACCGAAAAGTATTAAAAAAACCAAGAAAGAACCGGTAAAAAAATACATATCAAAGAACAATGATTAAATGAATAAAAATATAATAATGTTGCATGAATACGATAATATGTTGTGTTTTTATGAACTAATATATGGTATAATGGTGTAAGAAACTTATGTGTCACGCATGGGGAGATGTTTAAAATGAGCAGAGAGGAAACGATAGAGATATGCACACGCATAGACGATTACCTGGGCGATAAAATAGCAGAATCAATTTTAAATAATATCTCGTATGACAAAATGGAAGCACGCTATGGGATTATGCCGATTTCTCGCACGCATTTTTACAGAAAAAAGAAAATGGCATTAAGGATGCTCAACAGCCGGAGCTTGTACGAAGAAGAAAGCAATGGACAGCTACGCATAATACTTTGATTCACGCATAGAACTGCACGCATAGCGCACGCATAGACAAGTTTTTCTCACGCATAGGATAAAATATAGCACGCACAAAAATGGATGTATTGGAAAAATATTATAACATACCAAGTAATAACCGGGAACTACAGCATAGAGAAAAGAGCAGATCAAATAGGTCTGCTTTTTTTATAACTAATAATACGAAAAAGTATTAAAATATTAAAAAAACACTTGACATCAATACGAAAAAGTATTAATATATAATCAGAAAGAAACAAGAGAACACATTAGGAGGTAGCGATCATGAAAAGATATAATTTATCAGAAATTATGAAAAATGCATGGGCATTAATGAAAGGAACAGAAGGTTTTACATTTGCAGAATGTTTGAAATTATCTTGGAAAAATGCAAAAGAAAACGCTCCTAAGAAAAAAATAATGGTAAAAAGACACATTCAGATCATGGAAGTTGCCAAATGGGTTCTTAAAAAAATGGACGGTGTTTCTTTCTTAGCACTGGACGCAGGAATCGCAGCTGATGATATTATTCTTGAAAGAGAAACTGAAAAAGCTATTGAAATCTCCACAGAGTGGGATGGATATAAAAAAATAATGTGGCTGCCGAAATCAGCTTGCTGTTACAGATTTGCATAAAAAATAGGAGGAAAAAGTATTATGACGTATGAAGAATTTGCGAAAGCGACACCAGAAGAAAAGAAAGCATTTAGAAAAAAGATGCAGGAAAATAGCATCTCAATTAATGATTTAAAAGCTACTTTGAAAGTACTGGAACAGTATGGGAAGAATTTTGAATGGATTCCAGAATATTCGAAAACGTTAAAAGCGGCTTATGATATTATGGCGGTTGAGTACGAGAGAGAATTAGACCAGGAAGCGCATTCAGAGGTCACAATCGAGATGGAGCAGGGGAAAGACATTCCTCTGGCAGAATGGGCGAGAAATCATAATGTTTCCATAGCAAATGCCAGACAGCGAGCAATCCGCGGAACACTACCTGCTCACAAAGTCGGTAATATTTGGATGATTAATGAATTTTCTGAAAATAAGGATAAGAGATTTAAGGATTGATATTAGGAGATAAAAAAAATGACAAACGAAAAATTATTTGCATTATTAAAAAAAGAAACAAACATGACTGATAACGATATCCAGAAACATATCGAAGACGGGATCATGGTTTATGAGAACACCGAAGCCGGTTTTGCAGATTTTAGAAATGATGCACTGGCAGGATTGAATGATGAAGAGGATATCCCGGAGATGTGGGACGGACTTTACATCGTAGGAAATTACAGAATGGATTTTGCATTATAAAAAATTTACGGAAAAGGCGACTTGAAATATAGCCGCTTTTTTTATGCCTAAAAATGGAACAAAAACAGTTAAAAAATATCTTATAATAAAATTATAAGTAAAATGATGGGAGGTGTGCGCATTGGCAAATTTAAAAGGAAAAGTAAAAAAGCTTCAAACTGCAATTGTACAGCGTGGACTAATTATAAAAATAAATCAGAATCAATTCTACAGTGAAGACCAGAAGCGCATGATCACAATTTACAGAATTATTACACCAGTGTGCACCTTTAAGAAAAATAGACAAGAATGGAAAACAGAAGATTATGAGATTCTTAAAACGGCATCTATCCCGGAAGTAATTTTCTGCTTGCTTGAAATTTATAAGGAGGTAAGCAAATGACGAAATGCAGAGAATGCGGAAAGATACTGCCGCAGGAGCAGAGAATAGATATTTGTCTCGATTGTTCCAGAAAGAAAATTCAGAAACGGTTTCGAGATGATCCGGAGCTAAAAGATGTATTTAAAAAGACAATAGAGGAATTAAGAAAGCCGGAGAATGTAAAGAAGATGGCAGAGGACACTTACCGTATAGTAAATGCAATTAACGAAATGCGAGATGGGCGGTGAGTGGATGAAGGGAAAACTCACACCGAAACAAAAAGCATTTGCAGATGAGTATATAAAGAATGGCGGAAATGCCACACGGGCGTTCAGAAAGGCAGGATATAGTAAAAATGGAGCTAACGCAGGGGCGGCTCGATTGCTAGCAAATGTTAGCGTTTCCGAATATATAGCCAAACAGATCGAGCACATTGAAAAAGAACAGCACCGGGATATCATGTCGCTAGCAGAGATCCAAGAGCGCAGAAGTAAAATAGCGAAGGGCGAAGTCGTGGACGGTCTTGGACTCTCTCCAGATTTCTCCGATCAGCTTAAGGCAATGGACGGACTGGAGAAAGCTTTGACGATTGCAGAAAAGCATAAACTTGAAGCAGAAGAAAAAGAGAAGAGAGAAAAGGCAGCACTCTGGACGATCCCTATCACAGACATAACATCCGACTTTGTGGAAATTTACAGAACGGTGCATGAAGCTTTTACTGGAGAGATAGACATACACGAGATCATATCGAAGGGTGGGCGTGGTTCTATTAAGTCCAATTTCTGGGGGAATCTTGCATATGAGACAATCAGACAGGACCCACAGGCGCATGTCGTATACACCAGACGATATAAGGTCGACTTGAGAGGATCTGTTTATAATCAGTTTATGAAGGTGGTGATCCGGTGTAATGATCTGGATAACTGGGACTTTAAGCAGTCTCCAATGTGTGCGGTGTATAAGCCGACCGGGCAGATGGTAATGTTCGTGGGAGCAGATAAGCCTATCAGCTTAAAATCGTTCAACGTGCCTTTTGGCTATGTAAAGCTTTTAATACATGAAGAGTGTGACGAGATGGCAGGAGTTGAGCAGATGGATAACATAGAGGATACATTCCTGCGAGCAGATACGCCAGCACTTGACATAAAAATTTTCAATCCTCCGAAGTCAAAAAATAACTTTATGAATGAGTACACCGAAGAGTGTAAAAATAAGCCACAGACACGGATCTGCCACAGTTATTATTATAATGTCCCGGTGAAGTGGCTAGGAAAACGATTCTTCGAGCGTGCGGAGTGGTTCAGGATTCATAAGCCATTATATTATAAAAATAATTATCTCGGAGAAGTCACTGGAACGGGAGGCGGAATTTTCGACAATTTAGAAATACGAAAAATATCGGATGAAGAATTAATGACATTCGATGCAGTAAACCACGGCTTAGACTTCGGATACACTCACCCACAGGTATTCTGCCAGAACTATTACGACTACGAGACGGATACTCTTTATATTTTTGGCGAAGTGTATTCTAAAAAATGTAAAAACTCTACCTTTGCCAGGAAGATAAAGAAATTTATGAATGTCGAGATTATATGCGATTCTGCCAGACCGGACGGAATAGCAGAGATGCAGGACTGGGGATTCAATGCGATTGGGGCAAAGAAAAGATGGGGAAGTGGAAAAGGAAGAGATTACTGCTGGGAGTGGCTTCAGCGATGTAATAAGATCGTGATTGATCCGGAGCGTTGCCCGAATACAGAAAAAGAGTTTACAAAGGCAGAGCATGAGCAGCTTCCAGATGGTTCATTCTCGGATGCATACCCGACCTTAGAAGAAGACACGATCATGGCAAACATATATGCGCTGAACAGGATCATCATGACCAGCCGAAGGAATGACGGTCTTTATGATGATGAGGAAGAAGAAATTGAAGAATATGAAGACGATTAATGTGCTAGGAACAGAATATAAGATTATTATTGAAGAATTTAAAAACAGTGATACAGATGGATATTGTGATTATACAAATAAGGAGATACATTTACGGTCAGATAATGCGAATGAAGTAGGCGATTTTGAGTATTTGAAAAGAAAACAACTTCGACATGAGATAATACATGCATTTCTTGCCGAAAGCGGTTTGCAGTCGAATTTTCAACATTTTACAGAATTTGGACATGAAGAGACGATGGTTGACTGGATAGCGATCCAATGGCATAAAATAAATGAAGTTTTCAGACAACTTAAAATTTGAGGGATGTAGAATGAATTTTTTTGAAAAAATAAGGGAGACGATCATGAAGTTTTTTAGAACAGATGCTGAGAAAGAATTTAATGTCGAGTTTATCACTTCTCCAGAGATTGAGAACTCACAGCAGAGATGGAACGACATCATTAAGGGGAGTCCTTTCTGGGTTGATCCGAAAAAAAAAGACATTAGGACAATAAATTTCGCAAAATTCCTCTGCCAGTACACAGCAAAGAAATCTTGCATGGATTTATCAGTTAGCATAACAGGTTCAGAAAGAGCAGATTTTATTAATAAGTGCATCAGGGCAATGGTTGACACTTCTATCAGAGACAAAGTAGAAGATATGCTAGGAGTTGGTGGGATCATCTTAAAGCCGAACGGCTCAATGAACAAAGACAACATGATCGATTATATTATGCCGTGGGATTTCGCAATCACAGAAAAGACCAGCAACGGAGATATCAGAGGATGCATTTTTATTAATCGACTTTTAAAAGATAAAGCGTACTACTACCGGCTTGAATACCATCATTTCACGACCTCAAAAAATAAAGAGGGCGAAGAGATGAACGTGTACGAGATCCAGAACAGAGCGTTCAAGTCAAACAGCAGTAACTCACTTGGAAAAAAGATAGAACTGCATGACGTTCCTGAGTGGTCTTCAATTGAGGAAGCAGTTCATATTATGAACGTAGAAAAGCCGCTGTTCGCCTATTTGAAAACACCATTCAACAATACAATCGATTACTCATCTCCAGAAGGTGTATCGATTTTCTCAAATGCACTTATGGAGCTTAGAGATCTCGATATAGCATGGAGTAAAAAAGGGAATGAGGTTGAGGATTCTCAGCACATTACTTTTATTGATGAGAGCACCATGACAAAACAGGAAAAAGGCGGCATCCGTGCCTCAACAGTAGAGCTTCCTCGGTTCGTTAAAGGATTGAAATTTGGGCTGGATTCAAAAAGTACGATTGATGAACATGTACCGACCATGCTCACTTCTGACAGAATCACAGATATTAACAGCGTTCTTTCTATGATTTCTACAAAATGCGGATTTTCACAAGGGCAGTTTATCCTTGACAGAAAGTCAGGAAGATTGACAGCAACGCAGGTTGAAAGTGACGATAATGAAACGGTAGAAACGATTAACGATATCAGAAAAAGCATAAAGACAGCATTAAAAAATCTCATTTATGCAATCAACGTATTCTGCGACCTTTACGGAATCCCTGCCGGTTATGTGGATGCACTGGATGATGATGTACCGGACGAAGATATATTTTATTTTAAAGATTTGCTTGCGAGCTTCGAACAGGACAGATCAAGAGCATATAATTTAATGATTCAAGGTATTTATTCTAAGCGTAAATACCTTAAGGAATACGAGGGATTCAATGATGATGAAGTAGATGCCATGTTTGCAGAGAGAGCACAGGAAGATGCGGAAAGGAACAGCGGTGGTCTATTTGGAGAGGAGTAAAATAATTCAAGGGATACCGAAACTTTCTATAAATGGTATTTTAAAAGGTGGATATATTATCCCTGAACCTGAACCGCCGGAGATGGTTCAAGTAAAGCTTCAGAAAAAGACTGCGATAGAGACGATTAAGTTTTATTTAGAAAAGTGATAGAAATGGATGCGTTAATATGAAATATAATAAAGTCATTGGAAGCTTTAATATTAAGCTTGATACAAAGCGAATGGATGAAAATTTGAGAAATGCTCAGAATGTTCTTGACGAACAGGTTGTAAATGACATGAGAAAATACACACCTATGCAGCAGGGCGATTTGAGAAATAAGACTCAGATAAAAGAACCCGGATTAATTACAGTCGATACACCATATGCGCATTATCAGTACGTAGGCGAGCTTTATTTGACGGCAGACGGTAGATCATGGGCGAATCGTGGAGAAAAGAAGTATCCGACAGGAACAGAATTAAAATATCACACACCGGGAACAGGTAAACGATGGTTTGAAACTGCAAAAGAAAATCACGGTAAGCAGTGGATAGATCTTGTTAAAAGAGAGGTTGGAAAAGGATAATGCTTAGACCGGATTATTTTTACGGAAAAACTGATAAACTGGTTGAAATGTACCAAGATCTTGAAGACTGGATTATATCAGATATTGCAATGCGATTAGTGAAAGCCGGGGAGCTGTCCGGAACAGCTGATCGAGAACTGTGGAAGCTCCAACAGATGGGATTGCATAATGCGGAAATCGTAAAAAGAATATCTGAAATATCTGGAAAATCGAGAAATGAGGTTCGCAGATTATTAAGGGATAGTGTTATGACATCATTCTCAGATGATAAGGAAGTCTTAACACAGATATCAGCATCCGATATTATATCTCCACTAAAAAATAATATGGCAATTCTGGCAATGAATGCAGAGTTAATAAAGACATCCGGTGAACTTGATAATTTGACAAAGACAACCATTAACCAGACACAGAAAGACTTGCTCAATATGCTGAATGAGGTTGATTATAGAGTTGCATCTGGAATGCAGTCTTACAGCAGTGCAGTCTGCGAAGTTCTGGATAGATATGCAGAATCTGGTGTTATGGTAGAATACCCTACCGGAACGAAGCGTTCTCTTGAAGCGGCAGTGAGATGTTGCATCGTCACATCTATGAATCAGACCGCGGCACAAGTGACGAACGTTTATATTGCGCAAAATAAAATAGAGTATGTTCTAGTATCAGCGCATCCGGGTGCCAGATATGATAAAAAGGATCCAACAGGGATTCCATCTCACGATCATTGGCAAGGCAAGGCATATAAAATAATTGGGAGCGAACCAGGATTTCCGAATCTTCTTGAAAGTACAGGTTATACAATAGACTCTGAAACCGGAAAAGGAACTGTTGTAAATCTCTTAGGACTTCACGGATACAATTGCAGACATTCACATGGCCCGTGGCGAAAAGGCATGGTAAATAAGTACCTTGATGAAAACGGAAATGTGAATATAAATGCAGATGAAAGCCAAAAACTTTATGATTTGCAGCAGAAGCAGAGATTCCTTGAAAGAGAAATTCGTAAAACAAAGCGTGAAATTATGACCAAGAAACAGGAACTTGATATGATTGCCGAAACAGATGCAAAAGAGATCTTGCAACCTCAATATGATAAGCTTGCATATAAACTGCGAATGCAGAATAAAAGGCTTCAAACATTCTGCAAGAATAATGATCTTCAATTGCAAGGTGATAGAACGAAGGTTTCTGGATTTAGTAAAAAACAGTCTGCGATTGCAAATGGACGAGCAACGGCTTATGAAAATAAAATCGAAAAAAATGGTACAACGAAAGTGGAATAATATGTTATTATAATAATGTGTTAACCGTATCTGATTGTAAATGCACTGAAAGAACTGGGAGAGTAATATGGCAGGATTTGTATCAAAGCAACCAAATGGATTATATTGTAGATTTTCGACTGTCACAGATTGCCCTACTGCATGGAATATGACACGAGAAGATTATATCAATATGAAAATGCAGGAAGCAAAAGAAGATGCTGAAGATGTATTGGATAATTATTTAAAGCCATTTGATATGGTGGTTGACATGTATCATCAAAATAATATGACAAAAGAAGAATTTGATAAATTCCTTGAAGAGACTGGATATGATAAGAAATCTGAATTAATCAGAGAATAACACAAACAGGATGTACAAATACATACTTTGTTATCCACCTTTCTTTAATTAATGTAGTGGAACTCAAGCGAGACAAAAACTCACCGTCATAGCCGGAAACTCCCCAAATGAGGTAAAGCAAATGAAAAACATTGTTACGTGCTTTACCAAAGAAGAAAAAGAGCATATAAAAGAATTGTGTGATTTCACACCGACAGAAGAAACGCTCTTTGATTTACGGAAGAAAGAAAAGTCTTTGGAAGAATGTGCAGAAATTATGCATGTTTCAACGAAGACAGCAGGACGTATCAACGTAAAAATGCAACATAAAATTCTTAGGGTAACTGGACAACATTTCACATAACTTTCTCCTCATTAAAGGCATCCGTTAAGGGTGTCTTTTTTGTGTCCTTTTAATGGGGTTTTGCTGGGGTGGTTCAATTGTGTTGTTAATAATAAAATGAAAATAGAAAGAGAGGTTTATTATGTACGAGTTTCAGAGATATAATCAGTATTCTTATCCTCAATATCAACAGCCACAGCAGATTCAACAGCAATTCCCACAACAGATCATGCCGCAACAAGCTGGACTTTGTGGAAGAATGGTTAATTCTGTTGAGGAAGTCACAGCGAATGACGTTCCCATGAATGCACCATTTGCCATTTTCCCGAAAGCAGATGGAGCAGAAATATATATAAAATCGTGGGGTGCTAATGGGCTTATTCAGACAGTTACATATAAACCGCAGCTAGACGGAAAGCAAAACGAATTACCGAAAGAAGACACGGCAACATTGATTGCCCCGATAATGGAGCGATTAGACCAGATAGAAGCTAAAATAACTCAGTCCCAGAGGACTACCAGAGCAAAGAAAGAGAGCGATTCTGAATGAATTTAATGCAGATGATCCAGTGCGGTGGAAACCCTAAGATGATATTAAGTCAAATGATGAGCAACTCTCAATTTTCAAATAATCCGATCATGAAAAATACATTCGACATGATGAACCGTGGAGACAGTAAAGGGCTGGAACAGCTTGCCAGAAATTTGTGCAAAGAAAAAGGTCTAAACCCGGAAGAAATCATGAGCCAGTTTAAACATTGATACTATTCTTGCAAGATTATGTATAAATAAATTTTATTAGGAGGAACACATATGTTTAATTCATCTCCAAGTTTAGCGGACATTGCCGCCGTTACTGGTGGAAACCGTAATGATGGTGCATGGGGCGATGGTGGTTGGTGGGTTCTCATTATCCTCTTTGCCTTATTCGGTGGATGGGGCGGTTATGGATTCGGTGGTAATGGTGGTGGCGGTTATACCGCAACTGCGGCTACACAGGCTGATATCCAGAGAGGATTTGACAATTCAGCAGTCATAAGTAAACTTGATGGCATTACAAATGGTCTTTGTGATGGCTTTTATGCAGTAAACAACGGAATGCTGACAGGATTTAACACCATTCAGCAGGCAATTAATGCGGACACAGTAGCAGGAATGCAGAATGCAAATACTATTCAGTCTCAGCTTGCAAATTGTTGCTGCGAAACTCGTGAAGCTATCCAGGGTGTAAACTTCAACATGGCGCAGAACACTTGCGCATTACAGAACACCATGAACAACAACACGAGAGATATTATCGACAGCCAGAATGCCGGAACAAGAGCGATACTTGACTACTTATGCCAGGATAAGATCGCAACGTTGCAGGCAGAAAATAATGATTTGAGACTTGCAGCATCACAGGATAGACAGAACGCACTTCTGACTACCGCTATGACAGCACAGACAAATCATATTATCAACGCTGTTAATCCATCACCAATTCCGGCATACCAGGTGCCAAACCCTAACACATACATTCCGTATGGATGTGGTTGCAATACTGGATGCGGATGTTAGACAACTGAATAATTAAAGTATCTTAATCGACAAGATTATGTCTGCATAGCAGTATTACTTAAACACAAAGGGCAGACTTTAATGTTTGCCCTTATATTTTTGAAAGAGAGGAAAATATTATGTCAGAATTTACAGCCAATGCTTTACAGACTGTCCTGCAAGGAGAAGATGTCGCATTTACTGAGACACCGGTTTGCGGAACAAAATGTATCGTTCACAGACAGGGAAGCGGAGTAGTTAAATTAAGAGGAATCACAAACCAGTGCAAAGCCAGATTTCTTGTATCTTATAGCGGAAATATCCAGATCCCAACCGGTGGAACGGTGGAAGCTATTTCTCTTGCAATCGCAATTGACGGAGAGCCTTTACAGTCTACAAGAATGATCGTGACACCTGCGGCAGTAGAAAACCTATTCAATGTATCAGCACAGGCTTATGTGGATGTTCCTTGTGGATGCTGCAGCACAATAGCGGTTCAGAATACATCTGGGCAGACTATCGAGGTGCAGAATAGTAATTTGATTGTAGTAAGGGAGGCCTAGTATATGCATATTGAAAGAATTCATAAAATGCTTGAATGCCTTGCTGAAAAATCCTTGTGTGAGATTGAAAAAGGGATTGAGAATGTCAATACAGAAGAAATGGGAGAAGTGATCGACATGATAAAGGATCTGTCAGAAGCAGAGTATTATGCCACAATTACTAAGGCAATGAACGAAGCGGACGAAGCAGATATCATGGAGAAGCTTTTAGAGTATGGGGATGACCGAAGATATTATGATCGGTATCGTTATGCTAATGGAAGATTCGCACCTAAGGGCAGAGGAAAACGAAGAGGATATGATGAACCACCATATTATCACATGTACCCGGATGATTACGAAGATACAGAGCACATGAGAGACATGGATAAGAAAGACCTGAAAAGGATGTATACAGATACCGGAATGATGGGAGATAGATCATATCAGAGGGATTCCAGAGAGGGAAAAGCCGGTATTTCCAGACGTACTTATATGGAGACCAGAGAAAACCATCATGGCAATTCAGAAGAAGATAAAAAAGAGCGTGCAAAAGCAAGAAAAGATTACTTGCGAGATATGCAGATGGATATTACTGAAATGACATCAGATGCAGCCCCGGAAGAAAAGCAGATGTGGAGAAATGAATTACAGATGATGTTACAGAAAATCTAAGAGGTGAGCGCAGTGTTTAAAATCAATGATGTTGAATGGAATATTTTATATGTAAATCCTAATAGTGAATGCTTGATGCGTTCAGATGGAACAATTACACTTGGTGTTACAGATTGGAGCAAACGAACGGTTTATTTGTCAAATGCATTAAGCGGAAGTCTTTTAGAGCGAGTTCTATCTCATGAGTTGGTACACTGCGCTTCATTTTCATATGACTGCCAAATTCCAATAGATGTAGAAGAAATCGTAGCTGATTTTCTGTCTCTTTATGGAAAAGAAGTCGTTGGCATAGCAGATGATATTTTGAATGGGGTAATTGAAAATGGATGTTATAAAGCAGTATGAGGAATATATAGGACTTAAAAAAGAATACATTAAAAATCCTACATTGGAAAACAAAAATGCAATGATAGCCAAATTAGAAGAGTACGGAAAGTATATATACGACCAGTGCAACAGATTAAGAAAGGATTGCATTGTGGAAGAAGAAAAAGAAGTACTTAGAAGGTATTTCGGTGGGAAATAGCAAAGAGGGGTGGAGCAATCTGCCCTTTTTAAAATGGTACAAAAAGTTGTTTAAAATAGGTTAAAATATATATTGAAAAGAATATTAAAAGTACCGGACAGAAAAATGGATTCTGTTCGCTAACCTAGAATAGTTATGGGATGATGCATGGCACGTCCTATTTTGGGCGTGCTTTTTTTATTTTTGGGAATTAATTCAGTGGAAGAAGACACGGCTTATATCCGGGTTGTCGAGGGTTCGATTCCTTCATTCCCAATTGCCAGCTATGGAGCAAATAGCAACTCATTCGTGCCGGACTGACCGGAGTAACAACTTGGAAAGAAAGAGGTAGAAACATGGTAAACGTAGCAAACGAATTAAAGAAACTCGGAATTGAAGTTTCAGACGAACAGAAAGAGTCTCTTAAAAAGAGTATGGGTGAAGAGCTGTATTCCAAGAAAGAAATGGAAGACAAGGTTAATAAGGCTTCATCAGAATCTGAACAGTGGAAAACCCGTGCAGAATCAGCAGAGAAAATGCTTGAAGGGTTGGATGGAAAAAGCCCGGAAGACATTTTAAAAGAGCGTGATGACTGGAAGAGACAGGCAGAGGATTCCAAAAAAGATTATGAAGCCAAAATCGCAGAGCATGAGAAGGATGAACTTTTGAAAGAAGCATTTGCGGAAATCGAGTTTACTTCTGAATCTGCAAAGAAAGCCATTATGAAAGACATTTCCGAAAGCGTAAGCGTGAGAAACGGAAAACTGATAGGGTTCAGTGATCTTATTGAGGAAGCTAAAAAGACAGATGCAAATGCATTTGTAAATAAACAGAATCAGCCGACTCCACATGCGTATTTCACAAAACCGAATGAAAACAATTCTGGTGGTGATAAGCCTACAACAAGAGAGAGCATTTTATCTATCAAAGATAGATCAGAACGTCAGAAAGCAATTGCCGAAAACATTTCTTTATTCCAACAGTAAAGGAGTTTTATATGAACAAAAACAGATTAACGATGAACACCAATTTGCAGTTCTTTGCAGCAAACGCAGGACTGATTAAAACAGAAGACATTGATGTAACAGCAAGGGAAATTGATTTTGTTACATCTTTTGAAAGAAACTGGGAAGCTTTAAGAGAGGTTCTTGGAATTTCAAGAGCAATTAGAAAAACGCCTGGAACTGTTCTTAAAAGCAAATATGCAGAAGGAACGTTAGAAAGCGGAACTGTAGCAGAAGGTGATGTGATTCCAAGAACACATTACACGGTAAAAGAGAAACCTTATGCAGAGATTACTCTTGGAAAATATGCAAAAGAAGTTTCTATCGAAGCTATCATGAATCATGGATATGAAGCAGCTTGTGGAATGACAGACGAAGAGTTCAAGACAGACCTGCAGGATGATATTACAACAAAATTCTACAACTATCTGAAAACTGGTACACTTACAAACACTGCAAAAACATTCCAGATGGCTGTAGCTAAAGCTATTGGATCTGTCAAGAATAAGTTCAAGTCAATGCACAAAACTGCTACAGGAGTTGCAGTGTTTGTAAATATGATGGATTTATATGATTATCTTGGAAATTCAAAAATTACTTTGCAGACAGCCTTCGGACTTACCTATATCAAGGGATTCCTTGGAGCAGATATTATGTTCCTTTGCTCTGACAACGAAATCCCAGCTGGAAAAGTTCTGGCAACAGCTGTAAACAACATTGTTGCTTACTATGTAGATCCATCTGACGCAGATTTTAAGAAAGCCGGTCTTTCTTACACTGTCAGCGGAGAAACAAATCTTATCGGATTTAAGGTAAAAGGCGATCACGATTGCGCAACCAGCGTAACTTATGCGCTGTTAGGATTTGTACTTTTCGCAGAGTACATTGATGCAGTAGCTAATGTTTCAATCACACCGGGGGAATAGATCCCACTACACAGGCGGTAAATGCTAGTGGGAAACTGACGGAAGAATACTTAAACTCTCTTACAGTTGCAGAAATTAAGGCACTGGCAGAAAGTAAAGGGTATTCACTGACCGCAACAAAGAAAGCTGATATTATCAGCGAAATCTTATCACAGCAATAAGGAGTGTGGAGCAATGTCATATGTAGATTTTGAATATTACCAAACGAAATATGGTGGAAGTTTGTTTAAAAACGAAAAAGACTTTGCTCCATATGAAAGAAAAGCAGAAAGAAGAATCAATGCGATCACATCAAACAGGATTGTGTTTTATCCTCAGCCAGAATCAGAGGATGTATGGTGGGATAATATCAAAGATTGCACCTGCGAAATAGCTGAATTGCTAAAGAATTTATCTGAGTACTCTGCGGCAGTTAATAACTTTGGTGTTATTGCAAATACGGACGGAACTGTAAAAGGGAAAATGATTAAGAGCATGACTTCTGGAAGTGAATCAGTATCTTATGATGCCGGAGCATCTTCTTCGACATTGGTAGAAATTGCAAAATCAGAAATGGCACTTAATAGTAAGTGCTACGATATCGCATCAAATTACCTAACCGGAATGGTTGATTCAAGGCATGAAAACCTTTTGTACATGGGAGTTTAGCTTATGGGAATCGGATATAAAGATGCCGTGGTTTTATATAACAGGCATTACAACGACACTTTAGAAACTGAATATTATTTCGGTACTCTATTTGAAAATGTAAGAATCGAGCTTACACAGGCAGAGAACATAAACAAATCTGGAATGAAAGATGCAGATAGTTTTCTTGTAAAAATCCCGAATGATGGCACATTGAATTATGCTAATCCACCAGACTGGGAGAACATGAGCGAAGAAGAAAAGTTAAAGCATTTCACTTTAAGAAGTAATGATTTTGACTTCGTAGTGATTGCAAAAAAAGATGAACTTCTCATTGATAGGGAATTGCCGGTTGGATTAATTAATTCAGACGATTATCCGGGTAAATTCTTCCAGTACATGGTAAATGAAAAAGGGAATTGCTACAAAGTGAATACTATCGGTGTTTACAGCCTTATACCAAGGTTTGAGATTGGAGGTAAATGATTTGGATGAAAAGCCAAAAATAATGCTTGTATCAGATGCAGAAACGGCGCAAAGAGCTATTCTTGATATGATAAATAGTTATCCAGATTTCCCACCCGGTTTCAAACCATCAAATTCAACAATCCTATGGAACAGCATAAAAGATACTCAGTCTATTGGAGTTTTCCCGGCGCAGGATCCTGTTTATTTGAAAAAATATGTCAGCGGTTCTTATGTCGGACAAATGACGTTTCAGATCGTATACAAAAGCAATCCAACAACAAACAAGGATAATATTGCAGCAAGCAATCTGCTTGAAAATATTGCAAAGTTCCTTGAAAGTGGAGAATTTACATTAAAAGATAAAAATTTTGATGCAGAACAAATCAACCGCACATCGGATGTATTTTGCGGTACAGCAGATGGAAAAACAACAGAATTAGCAATTAATATGCAGCTTAAATATTTTTATAAAAAATAGGAGGAATACTCATGGCAAAAGACAGAACTAACATGGTCTCACTTTTGGATATTGGAAGCCTTATGGGTGGATCAACTGAAAAGCTTGCTGAAATGGGTGATGGTTTCACAGAGCTTTCTGAAGACTGGGGACCTAACACAGAAAGCACACAGTACGTAAACATGAAAAATGCAAGCAACTCTGTAAAAGGGTATGCATTTTCAATGTCTCCAGAAAGAGAACATTTGTCAGATGAAATGCAGACAGTGTTTAATGATGTTTTTAAAAAACTTCCAACAGGAGATCAGTGCGAGACATATTATTATCGCTTCTTTAAAGCTGATATTACAAGCGGATCCGGAGATTGTATCCGTGTCCCAGTAACTGTATGTGCATCAAGCACTGGTGGAGCAGGTGGTGATATTTTAAAGTCTACAGTCCAGATTAATGGAAATGGAGATGTAGAACTTGGAACAATCACTATTGCTGGTGATGGATCGTTCACATGGGCGCCTAAAGTAAGCGCTTTGGCTTTGGATGAAGATTACCCAGTTTCATAGGTGTTAATTAAAAATTAGCATATGTGGGATGCCTACCTTTCCTTGGTGTCCCACATTAGGAAAGGATGTTAAAAATGGAAGAAATTAAATTAAGCAGTGGCATAAAAAAAATTGCAATAAAAGACGAAGACGGAGATCTTATTACAGTTATAACAGTAGATACAGCGAATGCAGACACAGCTAAGAAGTTTGCAGGTGTAATTGATAAATTAAATAATATATCTCAAAACTGTGAAAAAGAAGCCGCCGAATGGAGAAATAACCACAAAGACGATATGAATGTGGATGATATGAACGTGGATGCAGCATTAGAACTGAACAGCATTCGTGTAAAATATCTTAAGCAGATTACGGAAAGTATAGATGGGTTGTTTGGCGAAGATGCCATGAAACAGATTTACGGAGATATTGTCCCGGATGAACTTGCAATCGTGGAGTTTGTAGAGCAGGTTATCCCTGTTATGAATAAACTTTTCAATAAACGTTTTGAACAGGTGCAGAACAGATACAATGTAAGAAGACGTGGGGCAAAATAATGAACAATGTCATGCTGGACAATTTGCCTACTGAATGGAACGGATACAAAGTAAATACCGATTTCCGCATAGGTATGCAGATTTATATTTTGCAATATGACAAAGAAATGAATGAGTACGAGAAAACAAATGCTATTCTTTATCTTATGTTCTCTGATGAATACGGAGAGCTTAGAGACCATCCACAGTACCATGAGTTAAATGAATGTATTTCCTGGTATTTAAACGGATGGCATCACGACAATACCGGCAGCAGCAAAAATACAAAGCGTTTTATTGACTATGATGTAGATCAATGGAGAATATACGCAGATTTCTTGCAGATATACGGAATTGATTTGTCCGTAGCAGATATGCACTGGTGGAAATTTAATGGCTTGATCTGGAATATGCCAAGAAGATTATCTTCTCTCATGGAGGTAATTGAGATCCGACAGAAGAAGATTGAAAAGAACATGAGTTCCAAAGAAAAAGATGCAATCAGAAACGCACAAAATATGTATGCTTTGGAACAGCCAGAAAAAGAGTATACTAGCGAAGAAAAAGAAAAGATAGACGATTACGATCGCATGATGGAAGAAATAAGAAAGCAGAAAGAAACAGAACAGGAAGCATTGAAGCAGTTTAAGAAATGAGGTTTTTAGCATGGCTGAATATGATGGTGAAATCAGAATCAAAACATTAATTGAAAATGGAGAAGCATCAAGTAAGCTCATGCAGATGGAATCACAGTTTCAGAAGCTTGCACGTGAAGCTAGCAATGTATCGGAAAAAATGAGAGAGCTTGCAAAAGCAAAAATCCCAACCGAAGAATATAAGAACTTAGGCAAACAGTTTGACAGTTTAGTATCAAAAGGTCAGAATCTCTCGGAAAAACTGAAAGAAACAGAAAAATATACGCCATCAAAGCAGTACAAAGAAGCAACAAAGCAATTGGAAGAATTGCGATCCAAACTGTCACAAGTGCAAAACAAGCAGGAAAAATTCCTTGCTACAGGAGGAAACAAAAAGAGCCGGACATACAAAGCAATGCAATATGATGTAGAAGATTTATCTAAATCGATTGCGTACGTTCGCGGCGAAATAAAAGACATGGAGCAAACAGGATCGGATAAAACGCTTTCCTCAAAATGGGTAGACCTCAAGAACAAAATGGCAGAAACGGGGAAAGAAGCTGCAAACGTCAAGGCACAGATGAGGGAACTCGAAAGTTCCGGAAAAGCATATTCCGACCCTAAAAAAACCGAAGAATACAAAAAACTTTCTGACAAGCTTGCTAGCATCACAGATCAGCAAAACGTATTAAATCAGAAGATGAGAGAAACCGTTGTCAATGAGAAATCTATTGGTGCTGGTGCGAAAGACATTGAAAAAGTAGGAAAATCAGCAAAAAAATCATCTGGCTTAATATCTGACATGGCGAAACGAATAAAGCAGACCGTAATTAGTTTTGCAATATTCGGTGTGGTTATGCAAGTATCTCAGACCATATCCAAGGCATTTACAGAAGGTATACAGAACATGGCGAAGTATTCTTCTGAATTTAATGGAAAAATGTCTGAAATGGCAAGTGCATCGGCTACATTGAAAAATTCTATTGGAGCATTGACAGCACCTATCATATCTGCATTGACACCAGCAATCGTAACCTTATGCACATGGCTTACAAATGCCATTAATGCTATGAATAGATTTATTGCAGCTATAAGCGGAAAAAGCACTTGGACAAAGGCAAAGAAGCAGCAGGTAGACTATGCGGCATCTCTTGATAAAACAGCCGGTTCTGCCAAAAAAGCAGCTGGAGCATTGGCGGCTTTTGATGACTTGAATGTATTGCAGAAAAATGATTCTGGAAGCGGTAGTGGTGGCTCATCTGGAGCATCTGGTAGCGGCTATGAAGAAGTACCATTAACCCAAAAGGATTTTGAGTGGGTAAAAAATGTAAAAAAATTATTTGAAGCAATACTTCCAATTGTCTTAGCGATTGCAGCTGCTTTATTGACATGGAAAATTGCTAGTTTTCTGACAGATTTATTGGCAATGAGTTCAATTCTTGGAACAATTGTTTCATGGCTTGTTGTTATTGCAGGATTTGCATTGACTATATATAGCCTGTTCGACATGTGGAAGAATGGTGTTGATTGGGAGAATTTAATAGGCTATATCGTTGGTACTTCTCTTGCAGTCGGTGGATTATATGCTTTATTTGGCCCGATGGTAGCCGGTATTGCTCTGATAGTCATTTCTATTGCAGGATTAATAACTGCACTTAATGACATAAGAGAAAACGGATTAAATGCACAAAATACGTGCTTATTATTAGTTTCTGCTTTTGGCTTGGTAGTCGGAACGTTTATGGCATTTGGAGCAGTTGCAGCCAGTGTAGTTGCTGGAATCCTTTTAATATCAGCAGGAATTGCGGATTTGATAAATAATGGAGTAAATCTAAAAAATGGAATATTAATTGTTTCTGGTGTTTTTCTTGCATTGGTAGGTATCGTTGGTGCAGTAGTTGCAGCTATAGCAGCATTGATAGCAGGTTTAGTGCTTATAATAGCAGCGGATTGGGAAAATTTTAAACAAACCGTATGGGAACCCATAAAAGAATGGGGAATGGAGCTTTGGGAAAATTTCAAACAAATAGGCGAAGGATTACAAGAGATATTCCAAGGTGTTTTAGATTTCCTTGAAGGCGTATTTACATTAAATTGGAAAAAAATATGGAATGGTATAAAAAAATTCTTTATTGGTGTTTGGGATGTTATAGTGGGAAGTTTGAAAGCATCGGTCAATCTACTGATAGGCGCTCTAAACACTGTATACAATGCTATATGCGGTGTTATAAATGCCTGCATAGAAGCAATTAACAAAATTAGTTTTACTGTTCCTGATTGGGTACCCGGATTAGGTGGCAAACAATTCGGAGGATTTAATTTACAAAAAATCCAACCTATTAACATACCTTATTTAGCTAACGGAGGAATAACAACCGGAGCAACAATCGCAAAAATCGGAGAAGCCGGAAGAGAAGCTGTCCTGCCACTTGAAAATAATACCGGCTGGATGGACGACCTTGCATCGAAGCTTGCAAGCAAAATGCCGGACTACAGCGGTGCAAAGACAGTAGTACTGGCGGTGGATGGTAAAGAGTTCGCAAGAATCAATCTGCCATATTTGCAGGATGAAGAAATAAGACTTGGGATAGCGGAGGGATAAGATGAAACATAAGTACACGCAAGGACTTATCATTGATGGAATTACATATAATATCCCTCTGGTGTCTATCCAGAGGACACTAGACTTTCTGGAAAAGTATGCAGAGAGGACAGAGGACGGCGACATTAAAATCGAGAGCATCGGACTCTATAAGAATTATACAATCTCAATTGGAACGATCGATGATGCAGAAATGTATGACAGGCTGATAGATCATATCACGGATTGCGATAACAGATTCCATCATGTATTACTACCGGATGCAAGCAAGCAGTTTGATTTCTATGGGTATTTTTCATCCATTAAAGATGAAGTAGAAAAGGTATTTGACAACGGAGCGAAATATAAAGGCTTGTCTTGGAAAATGACGAGTAAAAAACCATTTAAGACACCGTAAGGGGGCATTTATGAGAACATATTGCAGGGCAGAAATGAAATTTATAGATGTTACCGCACTTGCGGATGCAACGGTTACGACAAATGATAACCAAGGCATAGGTTCAGTTGAGTTATTTGCAGACCAGACGGAACAGTCCGATTATGGAACTTTCGAATTTAATCAATTTATACTTGATGGAAGTAAAAGTGTTCTGCCGGAAAATCCAAACGATATTGCATTCTGGAGTGCTGCATTATCAAAGGATGGCTGCACGTTTGAAACGAATCCCAAAATCACGATCACATTTAAGGAGCAGCATACATCCGCAGCGATCACACTTTATTTTGAAGATGAACCACCAGCAGAGCTGAAAATCACATGGTATACAATCGCCGGTACAAAATTAATCACAGAGACCTTTTACCCGAACAGCCTTATTTATGTTTGCAATACACAGGCGCAGAATTACGGAAAAATTGAGATTGAATTTGTAAAGACAACTTTTCCACAGAGATATATTAAGCTTCAGTATATTTTATACGGAAAATATATCGTATGGGATAAGGATATGATCCAGACAGCCAAGGTGCAGGAGGACATTGATGTGACTTCTGCAACCTTGTCTATCAACGAAGCGGATATTTCGATTGTTGATATGAATAATGATTTTGACGCAGAAAACGAAAACGGAGCATGGAAGAGTGTACAGAAAACGCAGGAAGTTACATTGTCAGAGTTTAAGAACGGAAACATGATTCCTATGGGAGCATTCTTCATCGACGATTTTTCTTTTTCAAAGAATATTGCGAAATTCAAGCTGATTGATGTAGTTGGGTTATTAGATAAGTATACATTTTATGACGGACAGATATATAGCAATGTCCGTGCAGAAGTGATACTGAATGCGATATTTGCCACTGCCGGTATTAAAAAATATACGATTGATGAAGAAGTAGGTAACACACTTTTAAGCGGCTATTTAGCCATACAGACGTGCCGTAAGGCATTACAACAGGTATGTTTTGCGTGTGGTGCGGTTGCGGATGACAGCCGGAGCGATACCATCAAGGTTTATAAGCCAGACAGATATGTGAAATCCACTGTCGGGACGGATCGCAAATTTAATGGAAATACGAAAGTATCTCTTGAAAAATATATCTCTGGTGTGAATATTGAGATGAAAAATTATGCATTGGAAGAAAAAACATCTGATATTTATAAGAAAACATTGCAAGTCGGAGATACGAAAATTACTTTTTCAAGTCCATATCTGCCATCGTCCATCACGGCAAGTGCCGGCACGCTGAAAGAAGTAAAAACAAATTATCTCATCATTAACATGCCGGATGCCGGACAGTGCCAGATTACAGGTATTAAATATGCAAACACGACTTTTTCTTATGAGAAACGTGTAGATAAAATCGAATCCGGGGAGACAGAAAATATAAAGAAGTACAGTGGATGTACCATTTATAATGCTGATATATTACCTGATATCGCCGCTTATCTTTTGGATTATCATGCCTTGAGAAAAAAGGTGGGAATGAAGTACCTGGTTGACTTAGAGCAGGTAGGAAATTGGGCGAATATAAATTCCATCGGTGGCAAGACATCGACAACATTGATTGAAAGCCAGACGCTTGATTTGACCGGTGGATTTATCGCAACGGCAACGTGCATGGGGTACTCAATTGTCGTTACTGAGGATGTATTTGCCGGAACTGAATTATATACGGGAGGAGATGTGATCATCTAATGGAAATGAGACCAATTATATATAGCGCAAAATTATCCAGTCAGAAAGTCACAACGAAAACCAAAGTAACAATAACGGTTGTGGCAGATGATGTAGAGACATATTACACAGAAACAAAATATACCAGGTCCAGCAATCATGAACTTATAGCTGGACAGGAGATAGGAGTGATTTAATGGCAATTGTAAAAGTAAGGGTACAGGTTGATGGAGTGTGGACGAATCTTACTTTAAGTAATGGAAAATGGGTTGGAACAATTACAGCCCCTGCAACCACATCATACAATCTGGCCAACAAGTATTATCCGATTAAAATTGAGATTACCAATGATGCAGGAACTGTAGTTACGAAAGATTCTACAGATGCCACCTTGGGAGAAGCATTGAGACTGGTTGTAAAAGAAACGATGAAGCCTAAAATTACACTGGTATCTCCATCAAAAGGCGCACATGTGACAAACAATAAGCAGCCTATCACATTTAAAGTCGTGGATGAAGCCGGTGGATCAGGAGTTAAGCTGTCATCTGTAAAAATTAAAGTAGACAGCACTACATACACAACTTCAAGCACAGGAATGGTAAGCAAAGGGATTACAAATGGTTATCAATTTGTGTTTACACCGCAGACAGCTCTTAAGGATGGAAGCCATACGATCACGATCAATGCGTCAGATAATGACGGCAATGCGGCAACGACAGTTTCTTCGGCATTTACGATTGATACAGTTCCGCCAACACTTACGATTTCATCACCTGCAGCAGGGCTCATCACAAACAAAGCAGCACTGAACGTGATAGGAAAGACTAATGATGCAACATCCAGTCCGATTACACTGACAATGACTTTAAATGGTACAAGTCTTGGAACAGTGACGGTAGGATCAGATGGAAGTTTTACAAAGGCTGTGACACTTGCAGAGGGAACAAACAGCATTGTGGTGA